TTTCAATGCTGCTAGACAACTTGGCGATAAATTAATCGTCGGGTTGAACAGTGACGAATGGCTGACCCGTAAGAAAGGTCAGCCTTTCATGCCTTGGCAAGAACGGGCAACTATCATAGCAGCATTACATAATGTTGACAGAGTGATTAACTTTGATGACACTGATGATACCGCTAACGATGCAATACGTAAAGTAAGACAAATCGTAGGATACGGTAACACTATAATATTTGCAAACGGCGGAGACCGTACTGATAAGAATATTCCAGAAATGACTCCGTTGTCGCTAGATGATCTATTCATGGAATTTGTATTTGGTGTGGGCGGAGAAGACAAAAAGAATAGTTCAAGCTGGATATTACAGAATTGGGATAAGCCGAAAACATTGCGATCATGGGGATACTATCGTATACTACATGATGTAGCAGGATGTAAGGTCAAAGAACTTACTATTGAGCCGGGCAAGACGTTAAGTATGCAAAGACATTATAAACGTCATGAATTCTGGCATGTTACTGAAGGCAGTTGTGAAGTAGATCAACAAATGACTAGTGGTTATGCACTACCTATGTTGACTATGACACAACACAAACAAATAGTAATCCCGCAAGGCGATTGGCATAGAATTCGTAATCCGTTTGATACACCATGTCGTATTGTAGAGATTCAATATGGTGAAGAGTGTATTGAAGAAGACATTGAGAGAAAAGATGCGTAAACTATATTACATGGGACTTGAGCCCTATAAAGCACGTTACACATTGCAGTTGCAAGACTGGAATGAAAGTGTGTTTAAGCGCCGGGGCATTGATTATATCATTGTACCCGGCGAGACACTCGGAAACGATCAAGCTATTGTAACGGGGCAAGTACTAGATGCACATGGTCGTACATACTTTGGTATGTCACAGCTAATGAATCTAGTTAAGATGATGAAGGCTGGGGAACTAAGCAACGAAGATGTTATCTACTTTGAAGATATGTTTCAGCCAGGAATCGAAAGCCTTCCTTATATTCTTAATCAAATTGATCCTATTCACAGACCTAGGATTTATGTCCGCTGTCTTGCTCAGTCCATTGATCCTGATGATTTTGTTCATGTCTGGGGGATGTCTGACTTTATGGGTCATTATGAAAAGATGGTTGACTCATTTGTAGACGGTGTACTTGCTACAAATGAAGAAATGGTCATGCACATGAAGATTGCAGGTTGGAAGACCCCGATCTACAATATCAGTGGCTTAGCTTTTGGCAAGAATGAAGTTCAAGGTCGTGTCGCAGCTATTAAGCCATTCAGTGACCGTATACATCGTGTAGTCTTTTCTGCACGTTGGGATCAAGAGAAACAGCCTGACTTCTATATGGACCTTATCGAGGCATATTTCAAACGTCATCCGGAAAGCGCAATAGAGTTTTGTGTATGTAGCGGCAGTAAGCTAAAAAGTAACAATGATAGTTACATGGCCCGCACTCATGCATTGCAAGCAGCAGGAAAACTTAAAGTATACGAAGACTTGGATAAAAATGGTTACTACAATATTGTTAATAATTCTCGTGTGGTTTTTAATTGTGCATTACAAGATTGGGTATCAAACACCGTATCCGAGGCTGACGCTTTGGGATGCAATGTTCTGTATCCTGCTTATCGTTCTTTTCCTGAAACTTTTGCAAATGATCATACCCGCCTCTACATTCCTTGGTCTATAGAAGACGCAATGGATAAGCTAGAAAAGTTATTGAAGAAGCCTCATGAAAAGATGGGCGAAATAAGTGACCGTAATGATAGCACTGTTGATAGAATCTGTGATATACTTGACGGCAGGGGCGAATCTATGCTACGTATGTCAACTGACTATCGCAAACACACTAGAGAAAGTAAATATTAAAATGGCAACATGGTCTGTAAAACCCGAGTGGAAGAAATCAATCATTGAGCGTGTCTATCTTAACAAAGATGAGAGTACGGTTATGATTGCAACTGGTTGGCGCTGGGGAGAATTCACATTGGAAACTGAGGATGACAATCCACCCAATATCGAATCAGGTGTAGACATGAACGACTGTGGTTATGAAACTGAGCTAGTTGAAACCAGTGATGCTTGTTGGGAAGAAGTTAACACGGATGACTGTGATGAAGAAACAACAGCATGGATTGAAGAATACTTTGAAGAAGGTAATTCATGGCTTGACTTAGAAGAACATGGCTGGTCTTCGAGTGTACAACCGGCCGAAATGATTATTGATTGTGACTTGGAAATTACCAAGATTGAAGAGTAACAATCTAAAAAGGCAGCCCTAAAGGCTAAGTGGTTAACTAACCAAAACGTAAATTAAAGGAAATAAAATGAGCGCACATACAGAAATCGAAACACAATTAGCAGCTTACCAAGCTGAATCTGCAAAATTTGAAGCAGGCAATGCAGCAGCAGGTACTCGTGCCCGTAAAGCATTGGGCGAACTATCAAAAGCAGTCAAGGCTCGTCGCAACGAGATTACTGAGACTAAGAACGCACGTAAAGAAGCTAAAGCCTAAAGTGAAAACACAACAGGAAATTTGGGAATCAATTGCGAAACCTGCATTCCCTACTCTTAGCGAACATCAGTTAGCTACGTTAAAGATGCAGGCTGCTATGGATTGGGGATGTGGCGTTGACAATGAACAGAGTCGCGTTTATGACCAATACGTAATGATGAAGAATTTACTGGATGTGAAGTACGAGTGATAAATACATATGTTGCATAAAGGCAACTAGTTAGACTTCGGTCTCGTTGAGCATAAACGATAGATGCTTTGAAAGGAACATATGTATAAACTTTATCAAATTACCAATACGGTCAACGGCAAATCGTATATAGGTATCACTAAATTGACTATCATAGAACGATGGTCAATCCACGTAGCACACTCTCGCAATCCAAAATATCCACTGCAATTTGCTATATCCAAGTATGGGGAAGAAGCCTTTACTATCATCCTCTTAGAGGAAAACGATGATCGTACTTATATAAGTAAGTTAGAAGAACCTAGTATTCAACAACGGTGTACTCATATAACGCAACATGGGTACAATGTGGCCAAGGGCGGGTATGGCGGAGACCTTGGCCATGAAGCTACCGCCAAACGAATAAAAACTATCAAGAACTTTTCACCTGAACGGAAGTCCTTGCACACAGAAAGATTGCGAAACCGAAATCTAGGAAAGACAAAAGCAACTGATTCCGGCAGACTAGCACAATCTGAAAAAATCAAAGGAAATCAATTTAGAAAAGGTATTCCCCACGATACTAACACTAAAGAAAAGATTTCATTGGGTAACAAAGGTAAAGTGCGTTCCCAAGATGCATTACAAAACTATAAAAAGGCTGCTATAATACGAGGAGCAGCGCATTTTGCAGGAAAAAAGATATCATGTCTTTGCTGTAAAAGAGATTGGGATTTGGGTAATTTTACACAACATATTAACAGGAATTTAAAATGAGTTTTAACAAGAATAAATCAGACCCGGAGTTGGGTCAACGAGTTCACGCACATCTAGTTAAGATGGGAGTTGAGACTCCAGTAGTTAATAACGGACTTAGTCGTACCGATAAAATTGAAATCATTCAGGCCAAATTCACTGATATTATGAATGCACTGGGCCTTGACCTAAGTGATGACAGCCTTATGGATACCCCTAAGCGTGTAGCAAAAATGTACGTCGGGGAAATCTTTTATGGACTTGATTACGATGCATTCCCGAAGTGTACTACAGTTGACAACAAGATGAAGTACAATGAAATGGTATGTGAACGCAATGTCAATGTACAATCAAACTGTGAACATCACTTTGTAGTAATTGACGGTCTTGCTACTGTTGCATATGTACCGAAAGATAAAGTTTTAGGATTGAGTAAGATCAATCGTATCGTAGAATATTTCAGCAAGCGTCCTCAAATTCAAGAGCGTTTGACTGAGCAAGTATTCTATGCACTTCAATATATTCTTGACACCGATGACATCGCAGTCATGATTGACGCAAAACATTACTGTGTTGCTGCACGAGGTGTAGAAGATACTGGTAGTTCAACTGTGACTAGTAAACTAGGCGGCGGATTCAAAAGTGATCCGGCTGCACGGGCAGAGTTCTATCAACTAGCACGTGGTCGATAATGAAAATTATCCCCTTATGGCGTAAATCTATCTACATGTTCTTTGCACCGTTGTACTTGTGTATTTGGATGATACTTCATCCTAAATTAGTATGGATCGAGGCAAAGAGAGAATGGAATAATCGGGGCAATAGCTGCAACCAAGATTGTAATCAAGGTCGTGCTTGCACTTGTAAACCAAATGAAACTAAACTATAAATCATATTGCGACCACTGTGACCGAGAAATTGTCATCTGCGGCAAGTGTGGAATGAATACTTGCAGCGGTGGCTATGGCGAGGTAGATGGCATCAAATGCGACCAATGTCCTAGTGCATATGAGGAAGATAAATGAAAAAACTATTTCTTGATACTGAGTTCAATGGCTTTGGAGGAAAACTAATTTCAATGGCGCTGGTGCCCGACGATCCAATCTTACCAGAATTTTACAAAGAATTGGAAATGAACGACCAACTTGAACCGTGGGTACGTGACAATGTTGTGCCGCATCTTATCTTGGTACCAGTATCCTTCTCTAAGTTTCAAACTGAGCTTGCTAACTATCTATGGAAGATGGGCGAGGTTACTATTATTGCTGATTGGCCTGATGACATTAGATATTTCTGCGAGTCGCTGATCACTGGTCCTGGTATGATGTTGTCATTTATCAACAACTTGAAATTTGAACTTGATTTTGGTATCGAGTATGAATCGTTAGTCCCGCACAATGCCCTGCACGATGCTCGTGCTATACGTGATTTTTATGTAAAGCGAGAGCTACGATGAACGAACGAATTGAAAAACTTGCTAAACAGGCTGGATTCAGTAAAGACAAATACGATCTTTATTGGGACGAAGATGCCAATGCTGAGGGGGTCGATTTGGAAAAGTTTGCTGAATTGATTGTACGGGAATGTATCAACACAGCAGTGACCACAGAAATTGAAGGCAATAACAATGCTATGCTTCGTGGAGAAATTGCAACCAGACTTACAAAACATTTCGGAGTAGAATAATGTTAAAAGATAGACGAAACTTGATGGAGCAAGAAATTGCTAAATTGAAGAAAATATGCGGTGAGATGTATATTGCTGCAATCCGCGGCACTCCTACCCACACTCGTGAGGCGTATGATGCTCACTTAGAACGGTTGGCGACTATGGTAACAGAACTGTCAATTATTAAAGATATGATCAATCAAGGACATGAATGAACCTACAACCTAAAGATACAAGCAAGGGACATTTTTATGTTAGCCTTGTCAAGAGCGTACTGCGAATTGCTGCTGGTGCATCATTGATTATGATGGGACTACCCGAAGCAGGATGGTTCTTTATCGTAGCAGAGGTACTTGGCATTGTTGAGGAACTAGTGTGATAAACCCGCACGAAATCTTCATGGACAAATTGAAGAAAGACCCCGCGAAACTTAAAAAGTTTTTACATGATATAATGGGTCCACCTCGTAGAACTATTGAGGGTGTTGAGAAAGAACATATGTTAACAGTGTTCAGTCTCATTGAACCTACTAGTAACAGTAACAACCAACGTACTTGGACCGACGTTTATCACCATGCCGGTAAAGAGTATCATCTTACTACTGGTGAAGGGTTTGATGAATTAGAAGAAATATTACAGGAGAATGATGATGAGAAATCTTGCACTAATTGACGCAGTGGTAGCATTGCATGAAATCGCCCGCACTGTTGAAACTGAAGTAGGTCAAGGCCAACTTAGCGAAGATATTCGCAAATGTGCCGACCGGCTTCATCATCATAGTATAGATGAACGACAATGGTCCCTAGAGGCCGATGATGCTATTAACAAGGCAAAAGGCAATGATATTCAATAAAATCAAAGAACTGAAAGACAAGGGCCTAAAGATTGGTATAACCTTTAGTCAGTTCGATTTACTTCACGCTGGGCATATCGCAATGCTTAGTCAGGCTAAGAATCATTGTGATTACCTTATTGCTGCTCTACAGAACAATGCACAATGGGATCGTCCTGAAAAGAATGAACCTATTCAAAGCATAGTTGAGCGCCAGATTAGTCTGAGTGCTGTGCGTTTTGTAGATGAAATTGTAGTCTACAATACGGAGAAGGACCTAGAAGATATCCTTCTTACCTTACCCATTGATGTTCGCATTTTGGGCGTAGAGTACAAAGACAAAGAATTTACGGGTAAAAATATCTGTGCCCAAAGAAATATTGAACTGGTATTTAATGG